GGCAGTCCATTCCATATATTCTTTTGGTTCTTTCCAATCGTTGTATTCATCATACCTTCCAGAATCAGCATCGCCGCCTGGTCGTTTGGTCATATTATAAGGTGGACTTGTAAGAACCAAATTAACTTTACTCTTACAATTCTTCATAAAATCTATACAGTCAATATTGTATATCACAAAGACAAACTCTCCATATAAATGTCTTTGATAAGTCGTTTCATTCGTTCTTTATCTTTGACTTCTTCAAGAGAATCAATTTCATTGTTGATAAGAGTTACCGTATCTTGGGACAAATCTACCATTTCTTCTTTTGTCCATTCTGAATTTATGACTTCTTCAACAACAGTAATTTTTATTACTCCGCAATCATACAACTTATCCATAAACCTCTCAAACGAATATGGATACTTTTTGTGTTCTACAAATAGTTTAACATACGAATCTTTGAGGTGTTTGCAATTAAATTGTTCAATATCAATTGGGCCTGCTTCATCATTATACGATATAGAATGAAACATTTTATGTGGGTTTGGAATAAATTCAAGTTCTCTATATTCTGTATCAAAAACATGAAAACCTTTTTGTTCTTTCAAATCAGCAAATGTTATTTGGTATTGTGTTCCCATATAATAAATGTTGTCGTGTTTTTGCCGGCAATGAAAATGGCCAGTCAATACCTGCTCGTATCGTTCAAACAACTTTGCATCCATTCCGCCTTCATGTTTAATTCCTCTCATCACATCATATCCACTCAATTCAAGATGTCCGACCAGAATTGGCGCACCTGCGGTTTTTATAAAGTTTATAGATTCATCATAGTTTTCTTTATTCACCCAAGGCAATAATGCTATGTTTAGGCCGTCAAAATCTACCACAGTAGGTTTTTCATAAATGATTATATCATCAGAAAATAATTCTCGTAAAGAATTAACAGAATTTGTATTTCTATAATAAACATCGTGGTTGCCTAAAATGCAATGCATTTTTATACCTTCATCACGAAGTTTGTCCATAAATCTAGTTCTAATTTGGTTCAGAATATTAAAATTGACAAACTTACGCCTGTCCATTAAATCTCCTGCGTGTATAATTGTTTTTATGTTATGTTCTTTTAGATGTGGGAAAAACACATCATCAAAAAACTTCATAAAATAATCAAAAAATAATTGTGAGTCACCTCTGGCAGACCAGTGGGTGTCATTTATTATTGCTATCTTCACTTATATCATCATCCTGTAAAATATTATCAATTTCTGCTTGTTTGTTTTTTTTCTTTTTTGGTTTTGGGGAAAATTTCTCAATATCGCATTGTGACAGGCCGAACATATCTGCATACGGATTTCTCATTGCAGAATCTTTATGGTCGGCATAAGTGTCTGAATACCATCTTGGAATATTTCCTTCGGTATCATTGGCTTCTACCAATTTATACTTTATATAATTTTGTTTTTTCTCTTTTTGTATTCTTCTCAAAAATGCATAATATATAATTTGAGTAAAATATGAAAATGGATTTTTTGATTTTTCTGGATTGAAATTATGGCAATACATTAGACAATTTTCGATTCCATCTCCAACCATTTCATCTCTAAATGGATAATTGATAAAATTTGGTCTATATGAAAGGTGTTCAGATATTTTATAAAAACACTCACCAATATAATTAGTCACAGGCGGGACATTCTCGCCTGAAGCATTTGCTTCATTTACTAAAATTTTCCATTCACACATTGCTTTGAAAAATTCTTCATTATCGATATAGTTGTTGGTTGTTTTCTTTTTCTTTTTCTTGCCAGCCATAATCTATTCCTCATCATCGTCTAAATAATCATCAACATTTGGCGACCAATCTTTATAATCGCTCATTCCTTTAAGCCCGTCTTTTCCAATTAATCCTTGTGCTAACATATGAAAGAATATCATCGGTGGTATTGCTATTGTAACAAGAATATTTTGTGATTCAATAAAATCTTCTATATTTTCTTCATCAATTTCATCTTGAGTTACCATTGTATCTTCTTTATTCTTTGCTTCATCATAAGATTCAACAGTTTCAGCATCTGGCTCAAGAATTGTTGCTACCCAATCTACTGGAATGTCCACATTTATTTGGTTGGTGTTTTGCAACCAATCTCTCATCAGCATTACATCTTTTCTTTCTTCACTCACTGGGTCTATATAAGATGAAACTTTCACTTGCATTGGTCGGTCTAAAGTATATTTATCTTTTGACTTTCCTACTATTTTTGTGATTACATCTTCACCACTTCTTAGTTTTAATATTTGATATTTGCTCATCTTTATCCCCTATAATTTTATTCTGTCTGTTTTATATTCAAATTTTTCGGAGTTGTATATTTTTAATCTTTCTACGAAATGTCTAAATGTGTGGTTCTTCCACGATTTCCACGCAAGATTATCTCCAATATCATAAAGATTTGCCATTACTTTCTGTTCCGATTTTCGTAATTGTCTACCGATGGACTGTAATATTCGAATTCTGCTTTTTGAGGGTGATGCGAAAATAATATTGTGTAGTTTTCTAATAGAAATTCCTGTACTAAAAGTTCCATAAGATGCAATGATAATGGCATTATCCTCTTTTTCCACAATATGTCTAATTTCTTCTCTAACATCAACATCAGTTCCACCATAAACAAAAAATACTTTTCGGTTGTTTTTTGTTTTGCTTTCTATATTAGTATGTAGTATTTTTCCGTGTTTCTCTACAAATTGAAACAGCACTAATGTGTTTCCCTTGAGGTTAAGAGATAAATCTGTAATAAAATTATTTCTTTTGTCGTTTTTTACTAGCCAATCCATTTCTTCTTGATATTTTGCTCTCCGTACCTCTTTTTTCTCTGCATCGGAATATTCTAACAATATACAATTGATTTTTAAATTAGAAAGCATATTCTGTTCAATAAGTTCTGTTGTGGTTGTTACTTTATACACCGAACCAAATAATCCCTGAATTACTAACTTGTTAACCTGAACATCATCTAATGTTCCAGTAGTCCCGACCCTGTACGGGCAGTCCCTCAGTTTCGTCATAATCGATGTTAAGGACTTAGATTTGAATAAGTGACACTCATCCCCGAATATAACATAAAAGTCCTTGAAGAACTTATCAGGCATCTTGTATATGCTTTGCCATGTCGATATCGTTACTTTTTTATTAGTTTCTTTTCCCTGCCCTGCATATAAACAATGACAATTGGAATCGACTTTCCACTTGTTTTTCTTGGAATAATCAATAAAATCTGAATGCATTTGAGATACTAATGCTACTGTAGGGACTACCAATAGAATCTTTTTATCCTTTGGTATCTTATCGATATAATACCTCATCAATGAATATATAATCAAAGATTTTCCTGAACCTGTTGGCGATAAAAGCAAACACCTCTTTTTGTTTAGTGCTTGCATTATTGCATCTATTTGATGTGGAAATGCCTTTATATCCTTTCCCATTGCGTGTGGTTGGATATATTCGGCCATATATTTTTCAACAGATTCTTTGGAATGTTTTTCTACGGGAGTATCGGGGATTTTGATTGTATATTTTCTGTCAACAGCAAACTGTGTCAAATAGTCCATCAATCCTCTATACAAACTTTGGTCGTACATATTGTATAGTTTGATTGTTCCATCCCAAAACTTTGACCTATATGACGCCATATATTTGTGGCCAGGAACTTCAAATGTGAAATATTCAGATATTTCCTTTGCAATGCCACGGTCACACGATACATTCATATGAACATCATCTTTGAAAGATACAATTATGTCATCTGTTATGGCGATATCAATTCTCCGTTGAATCTAATTTGCGTGGCATCTTTGCAGGCTTTCCCTTCCCAAAAACCACATTGTATTCCTGCATCTTTTAGCATTTGTATTCCTACATCGCAAGACTTCTTCCATCTATCTGGCGTCATATCTATAATGTTTTTATGACCTATGACTCGTATAATTCCTGCTTGAATAATTGCTCTTGCACAATCGGCACAACAAATCCAAGGGCAATACATTGTAAGTCCCTCTGTTACTATACCTCTATTGGCTGCTTTGTATATGACATTTCTTTCTGCGTGTTCGACATACAAATATTTATCTTCACTCTGCCAAATATCTTCTGATGTTGTCAGTTTTTCTGGAATACCATTTGCTGCCTGTACTACAACGCCTACATTTGGATGCCAAAGAATGGCAGCATTTTGTGTAGACGGGTCATAACTTTTTGATGCCGCATATTTGTATGCTCTAGAAAGATATATCTCATTCATTGCATCTGTGTTGGGGTTATACGCCACTTACAAATTTTCTCCACTCTATTGCGTTTCTAATTTTCCAATGCCTAGTGTTTAGGTTTTTTATAATGGCATCTAAATACTTTACTTTTTCTTCTTGATATAATTTCAAATGTTGTTTCTGAATTAATTCGGCATCAGATTCTAGATATTTTTCAATATCTGGTTTTAGAATTTTATGTTGAAATGGCAACCATCCCAATTCCTCTAGTTCTTCTCTGTCTAGTTTGCCAGTATAATACTCCCATTTTTTTCTTAGAAGAATGTTATAATCTGATATGGCCTTGCCAAGTATTAATTTTTCATCTGTATATAAATTGAGATATTTGTTATGAAGTTGTGGGATTTTTAATGATTCTAAATCCAATTCAGTATCGTCTATTACCACATCATTCGCAATCATTTTTTTTATTTCATCTAATGTCATAGAATAATATACCTTTGTGTATAATACTACTAGTATACTACAAAAAACAGAAAAGTCAAGTTGTATTTTTAAAGGGCCTCTACTTTATAGGAGGTATAGCCAAATGTAACAGTTGCCACAAGTGGTTCGTTGTCAGTAGTTTTGCTGTCAAATTCTATTCCAGATATAGATTTTGGAAAACATCCTTTGAAGTTTACTTCTAGAAGTGGATTTTTGGCACTATTTGTTATGATTAGAACTGCATCGGAATAATGATTCATTTCATTCGCCGGGTCGCCATGACCTGCGGCATTATATGTGTCAAAATCTTCAAGGTTTGTAATGGTTGACATCCAATTATAAATTTCTAGCCAAGATTTCATTTCTTCGTCAACAATAAAATTTACTGTCAAATCTTCAAATTCAAAAGTATCGCCAGACCTCTTTACTGGAAGGGAAAATCTTGTAGGTTGTAAAATTTCACCCAATGTTAAAGAGGGAAGGTTTACACTTTGACAAAAGAAAACAACAGAAGGTATTCTTTTTAAATCAAACCTAAAAGAAGTGGGGAGTAGAAAATTTGTATTGGTGGGTTGCCTATCTAAAGCAGTTTCCCCAAGAAATTTTCCTATGCCTGGTAAATATGAATATGCTGGTCCTGTGTCGCCCATATAAATGTTCTCCTATACAGTATGTATATCAAATAAAAAGGGAGTCCCGAAGGACTCCCTCTTTTAGAAAGGACTATTTAGAGTTCTATTCTCAACTACCTAAACCATGAAGGTTATCAATACGGAAGATTCTGTAGTATTGATTCTTACGGAGTGATGCCGCAGCCAATGGGTCTTGGTTCGTAACGAATGGGTTGTTTACCATTCCGTAACGAGTCTTGAACCCGATTTTTGGTTGGAAGGTATTTTCACCAACTGCACGAACCATTTGTAGTGGAACATACGGACAGTAGAATAAACCTGCATCATAAGGTGAAGAACCACGGTATCCAACACAAGCATAGTTGCTTGCAGTAGAAGTAATACCTGGACCACTATATGGGTCGATGTAAACTTTCATTTTACCATTTAGTAAACCTGCGAAAGTGTTACCTGTATCATCTACTTGCAAGGATGTGTTGATTCCTGGCGATAGTTGTAGGAAACCACTCATTGCGAGTGCGGATGCTACATCTGCGGAGCAGATAACGAAGTTACCTTTACCACGGCGTGTTTGCTTTGCAATAATGTTTGCTTCTCGTTCTAGTTGATAGAGAAGACCACGCCATCGTTCTGCACTCCATCGTCCATCAGAGTCATATTGACAATCATAGACACCACCTGCACCAGTACCACCTGTGGTAATACCACCGGTCTGGCCTGAAGCGGCGTACTTAAGGTCATCGTGTTGTGCGCCAAGGACTGCACCGTAGTAAATTGTACGGATGACTTCTCGGTTGATTTCTGAAAGAATTTCAGTGCTAAGAATGTTAGCAAGTTCTGTTTCTGCATCAAGTCCGTGAACTGCTTTCAAGTCTTGAGCGAGTTCTGTGGTGTACTCTGCTTTGAGGGCGCGAGTCTTTGCTTCCACAGCGGTTCGTTCTACACTGAATGCCATTTCATTGAATAATGTACCTGATTGGCCGAGGCCTTCTGCGGCACTTCTTGACATACCACCGTTTACTTCGTATCCAAGAGTACCACCAGAACCAGAAACGCCGTGGTCTTGGAATAGTGGGTCACCACCAGCACTTGCTGAAGTTGGGCCAGCACTACTTGTAGCACCGTATCTGAGTCGTGCTTCGTTATGTAATGCTTCTGGGCCGTCTTGCGTATTGTATTTGCTCTTGAGTGCAAAGATAAGTCCAGTAGGACCTGTCATTGGTTGCACACCTGCAACATCATATGCGATTAGGTTTGGCATTGCTCTACGAACAAGAGAGATAAGAATTGGGTCAAAACCCTGCATATTATCGTTGGTGTTCGCATGTGCTAGACCCAAACCATCACCAGCCGCGTTGGCAGGTGTTGCTTCATGAAGGTGTTGCTCGCGAATTGCTTGTTCCTGATTTTCCAATAAAATTGCCGTAACATTCTTACGATATGAATCTTGAATGTCTGGCATATCTTCGTGACTAAGTACAGGATTCCATTTTTCCCGTAGTTGGTCAACATTTGCTAAATTTGTATCCATTGAATCTCTCCTTTAAAGTCCTATAAATGAATATTTGAATTCTAATTTCTAGTTTTATGTATAATATCCGTAACTTACGGTATTAGTCTTTTACGCTGTCTTTGATTGATTTGACATATCTGTCCATTACAGTATTTTTGCTGGCTGTTGGATATGTTTCATCCGTTGGTGTAGTATCTGGTTCTTCTGATGATGTAGCCGTTGTGCTTTCACCAAAATAACTTTCTTTTATGATGGTCAACTTTTCTTTGTATTGTTCTGAATCTTCAAATTCGATTCCTTCAGAAAGTTTACGAAGTTTTTCTACTTCTGTATCAACCAATCCGTTAGAAACTTCGTGAAAGATATTACTGCATTGGCTTTCTGAGATTTCTTTCTTTAGTTCCATATTGGTTTCAATTTCAGTATTAAGTTGTTTTTCAAGTTCTTCTGCTTTTTCAACTACACCCTCTAAGAGTTCATAGTTTTCATCTGGAATTGTAATACTATTATTTTCAAACAATTCCTTGAGTCCTGTAATGAAGGATTCAGCAATATCTGAACGGATTCCGTTTTCTACTGCTAATTCGTTTTCTTTCATCCATTCTTCTACAACATAATTGAGATAATCATCTAGACGCTCAGTTAGATGGTCTGTGATTTCTTTTGTATGTTCTGCAATAACTTTATCGTGATTTTCTTTGAGTTCTTCTTCAATAACACTAACTCTTTCTGCTATTGCTGCCTCAAAGATGGTTGTTGCGGCTTCCTTAAAATCTTCTGAAAGGTCCTCAGATGAAGTAGCAAAAAGAACTTCAAGATGTTCCTTTGCAGGAACAGGTGCATCGGTCTTGCCTTTGGCCTTTTGTTCGATACTTTTCTTGTTCTTTTTGTCTTTGCCTTCTGTTCCCTTGTCCGTATCGACCTTAGCACCTTTGCCTGTGCCGTCATCATATAGTTTTGTATCCTCGATAGATTTAATATCTAGAGTTGGTGTTTCTGATGCTTCGTTTGTTTCTTCTTCAGCATCTTCAACTACTAATGAATCATCTGTTTCAACAATTTCATCTGTATTAATTTCTTCTAACAAATCTTTATTAAGGATGTCTTTTGCCGCACTGATGGGGTCTTTGTAATCCATTAGTTATCTCCTATTTCTTTCAAACTAGTTTGTGGTTTTATAACCTATTTACTTCTTTATGTATATTTAAATACATTTTCACTTACTTATATCCATTCAATTTGGATAAAAAGTCAGCAAATACACTTAATGATTTTTCTTCTAGTTCTCTAGAAGAAGCCGTTTTTATAATTCTTTCATATTCTGCAATTTCATGTTCTTTCAAACATCCATTTTCCCATACCCATTCTTTTCCTTCCATTATGCCATTTACATAGGCATCGGGTGCTGATGGGTCTGCAACAATATCAACTGCCGCAAGCATAAAATCTTCTTGTACTTCATTTACACCGTTTTTTTGCTTTAAAGAACCCATTCCTCTTGAAGATACACCCAATTTGGCGCCTTCGTCCATTAGATTCTTCACAATATTACCGTAGGGTGTATCTAAAACTTTTGCTCTACCCCAAACATTATTACCATCTTCTTTTAGTTGGTGAATAATATGGGACACTCTTTCTAAATTTAGACTTGGCCCTTCGGGATGTCCTAATTCACCCATAGCACGATTACCTTTTACATACTCTTTAGCATATCGTTTTACTTCTTTCATAAGAATTGATTTTGGGTATACTCGACCATTACGATTCTTTGTTTCTGCTTGCATAAAAATACCTTCGATAAAGTGATTCTTTTTACCATCTTCTTTATCTTCGGTAATATATCGAATATTTTCTGTTGTTTCTGTAATTAATTTCATCTATTCCCCTTCTTGATGATTATCATTTTCTGAATGTGCTGGCCTTTGTGCGTAATTTGCAGATATTTCTGCTTTTACTGCATCCATTTGCTCAGCCGCTTTTCTATAAAGTGTATTTTTTGTTTCTTTTCTGGCAGAAATGAAGTCACCATCCATTACAGATTTAATTATATTTTCTTGTTCCATTTTTATTATCCTGCTTTTTCGCAAGCAAAAGAAACCATTGATTTGAATGATTCTGCATCTTGCATCAATTTATTTCTAAACACTTCTTGATTTTCTGTCGTCAACATATCATGAACATTATTGATTTTATTGGCATCTTCTGGTATGAGGTCTACTTCTTCGCCGTTTAGAAGTTCCAACACAACAGCATCATTATTTTCTGTTACAAATCGTAAAGAGTTTACTAATTTTAATACAGATTCGTTTGATGCTTGTGCTTCTTTTTCATCTTGTGGTGTGTTATGCACTGGAGAAATTAATGTATTTGAGATTCCACCCTTCATGTCATCAACTTTAACTGCTATACGGTCTTTTACCGCACTGTCAAATTCAGTTTGAAACTCGCTCACATTTTTGTTTAATATCGAGCCAATCATCTTTTTTACGGGGTTCATCTTATTTTCTCCTAGTGTAGTGTTTATTTAATAATTACTGTTTGGTTCTTCGTCATTTGGGTTGATTGCACCTGTTTTCTTTTCGGCAGCAATCTGTTTGTCTATTTCTTTAATCTCTTGTTCGTCTTGTTTGAGTATATTTTTTCGTACATAATCAATAGAGTAGTATCGGCCTATATATTCATCCATGACATTCAAGACATCCATTCGTTCTTTTAAAATCTCTGCTTCTTTCAATTCGGCATAAAATGAATCGGCTTTATAGTTAAAATCAATATGTTGTTTGATTTTATCCCAATCCTCCTCTGTAATAATACCCTTTAGCACCAACTGAACTCGTAATAGATTTATAAATAATTCAGAAAATTTCTTTCTAAGTCGATAGATAAATTTTGAAAATTTTACTTCGTCCCTAGTTATTTCGGCAGCCCTACCCATATTGAAACCATTATCTGCTTCTAATCGGCTGATAGGAATATTCAATGATTTATACAGTTGTTTCTTGAAATATTCAACATCATCCATTTCACCAAGATTTTGTCCACCGTCAAGTGTTGCAATTTCTGTTCCACGACCACCTTCGCGGCGAGGAAGCCAGTAATCTTCAAGCATTGACATATGTTTTTTATCATCTCGTATCTCACCTGTATTGGCATCATAAACCAATTTATTTCGATAACGGTTCATGATGTCTTTAAGATATTGTTCTGCTTTATTCTTTGGTAAATTACCAACATCAATATAGAAAATTCTTCGTTCAGGTGCGCGGGAAATTCTATAAATTACAACTGCATCCTCAATCATTCTAAGTTGATTGAGTGGTTTTATTGCTTTTTGTAAGTATCCTACAACTCTTTTGCCTGTTCGGTCATATAATCCTGAATGAATATAACAAACTGAATCGAGTGCTACCTTTATTCCTTCGTCTGGTATCGGTTTCTGTTCAAAAGAATCATAATACACATAAAATTCTTCTACACCGTCAACCATATCCACTACGGATGATCCTTTTTGCATGGGCTTTTTCTTTACATTTCTGATTTTTCTTATTTGTGTAGAATCGATGGGCCTGAGTTCTTGTATGCCCTTCTTAGAATTTTCGTCTAATATGATATGGTAGTATAGTCTGCTATCGATATACCACTTTCTGTAAATTTCATAACCCTTGTTTCCAAAATCTAAAAGTTGAAGAACATTATCAAATTCGTTTGCAATTTTAATTTTAATTGAATCCGCATAATCCACTTCGTCTAAATTTATTTCAACAGGTCTTTTACTGTTGTCATATACGATGGATTCGTTTACGATGTCGTCAACCGCTATTTCACATTCTGGACTGAGGGACATATCACGATATCTATTGATTAATTCAATATCGTTTCTGATTGCACCTTCAATGTCTAGATATGTTCCATAAAATCCTGCACCGCTGGGGGCAATTGTAATGGCGCCATCATCAAAATCAGGCGGTACAAAGGATTTTACTTTATTTCCGCCTGTTTCTGTTGAATTTATGTTTGGAGAAGTTTTTCCCTTTTTACCTATTGAAAAACCAAATAATTCTATCGGCATGTTCTATTTCCTCATTATATAAAATTCGTTTGTGAAATTAACCCATTGCTTTTTTGTGTTTTGGATGTGTAAAATTGATACCGTCTGTTGTCCAATATGAATATTGTAGTGTTACGCCAAATTCTGCAATTGAGTCCGTGGTCTCTGCATTTACTTCAATCGCTGCTATTTCTGAAGGCCAGCAACCATAAAAAGTATATTCTTTTAAAACATTTCCACCCCTGTCCAATTGTGAGATTTGCCAATCTTTGAAAACATCTGGATTAGCATAATTCCCTCTATTTCCAAGAGGTTGATGGTCTGGGCTGCCACCCAAACCAGATACATTATCCACATGTTCATTTATGTCGTTTGACCATTGTTCAAATGAATCTCTTAGTGCTAAATCTCCTCGGCACATTACAGTAATAGTCCATTCTGCGAATGACCGATCTCCCGGAATTGGGACTTTTCTTCCGCGATAAGGAACTTCAATTTTCCCCAAAGTGGATGCTGGTAAATTGGCGGACTTGATATGAAAACTTTGAGATTCTCTTTTTGAATTGTCGGCTCCGATTGAACCAGAAACTTGGAAAAGGTGAGGTCTAATACCACCTCCAACAAAATTACTGGCAAATTTATCAATGTTCATCTTTGTTTCTCCTTAATGTGTCTAAACAAAATTACTTTCTATTATTATATAGGGATTTTCTTTTAGAAAAAGGCATATATTCCCTATTATTTTATGCTCCTACAACTTCACTGAAATCTACACCAGTTCTGGTTGCAATGAAATTCAACTGAATGAAGTTGATTGAACGGGTTGGTTTGACATAAATGTCTGCAACAAATTCATTTCGGTCTATTACGCTGCCGGGATTGTTTGTGTCATCACAAACTACCATAAAGTCAGTGATTCCTCTACGAGATTGAATATCTCTTAGGAATGGAACAATCATACTCTTGAATTGTGAACGAGTAAATTGGTCGTTGAGTTCAAAGAGTTGATATTTGGCAGCAGTTGCAATTGCTTTTTCAAGAACAATGAAAAGTCGTCTTACATTGATTCTATCGAATGCACTTGGTTTTGCTTGCATTGTTTTGTCACCAAAAAGAACCACGCCTTCGCCAGGGAATGAAACCACTGGGTTGATTTGGTCTTTATAAAGATTATCTCGGTGTGCTTTTCTTGGATTGTGCGCTAATCGTACAACACCACGAATTTGTCCACGATTGAAACCGGCAGGTGGCCACCAAGCATCGAAATTTTGTTCCGTTCTGGTGCATAGTCCTGCGATATCTCCGTTTAGTGGAACATACATGTACCTGTCATTATACTTGTCGTATTGATACTTCCAACCACTGTCCAACATTGCATATGAACTTGATACATTCAAGTTGTTACTTGAGTAATCTACTGTACCGTTTGATGCATTTAGTCCTAGTCGATAATCTCGAACAAGGCCTTGTGCTTGAGTAGCAGTCTTATTTACTACTGATGTCTTTGGCGGTGAAAGGAATGCAACGCAATCTTTTCGTCTATCGCAAATGTCTACCAAAAGTTTACTTACTGTACCTTCTGCTGGTCCACCAAGAAGTAATGATACATCTACTGTTTCTGCATCTTCCCACTCATTGTATCCCTGAACAAACAATTGTGCTTCGTTTGCGGCCGTTGTTCCGTTATTACCGTTCTCTAATCTCCAAGAGAATGTTGCACAATCTCCGTATGTTGTTCCTGAAACTGCATCAGAACCCGCAGTTCCTGGCCCGGCCAATGTTATTGCCGTATATGCATAAACATATGCGGATTTTTCGTTGATTACATCTTTGTAATAGTTATTTGCACCATTTTCGTCTTTAGCGTTTCCTGCTAATGAAAGGTTTTCAAATCTTTCCATAACTTCACCAGAAACTCCTGTCCAATCTCCACCTTCATCTATTACTAAAATATGAACTTCATCACCTGATGCACCAAGGTCTGCTGCCCATTGTGTTGTTGTTGCTGGTCCACTTAGAGTTTGAATACTGTGTTTACTGATAACATCAAAGGTGTTTCCTGCATCGAGATTTGCTTCTAAAACTGGGTCGAAGTAAATTGCGGCAGTAGAACCACTTGCAACAGCAGTTCTAACTGTTCTATCTTGTCCACCAACAAAACGAAGTGTATCACCCTTAGAGATGCCGGTTGAAATTGATGCTGTGAGGGGAACAACAATTGCATCATCACCCGCTAAAGGTGCCGCGGCTGCCGTTCCTGCTAGAGGCACCCAAAGACTTCGTGAACCTGCGTCACCAGTATATCCTGATTGAGCAGTTATTCCTGAAATAACCTTACCATCTCCGTCATATAATTCCACCTGCAAACTATTTCCTAGTGTGCCAGGATATCTTGCAATCCATTGCGTTGCATCGAAGGCACTAGGAATACCATCTTCAAAATCTGATTTGTTTTTTACTTGACCGTCTGCACTGTCATCACTTGCATTATATGCACCTGTTGAAGCAACTCGAACTACCTCAAGATTATTACCATAACCAAGATAGTTGGCTGCTGTCCAAAAATATGCTGAACTGTCTGTTGTGTCTGGTTTGTAGAAAATGTCTACAAGGTTGTTTTCGCTATCAACTGTTATTCTTTTACCAACAGGGCCCCAACGAAAAGTACCTGCTAAACCCGCAGTTGTTGTTGCAACTGCGGGAATGACATTGGTTAAATCCTTTTCTGTTACATTTACACCTGGACTAACTTGAAATCCCATATTATTTCTCCTTTGAAATCCTGAAATGAGTCATTTTACTTATTTTATAGCAATATTGATGCTATCTTAACTTTTGTATATCTAAGATTATATATAAAATCCTTCATTTCTACTCTGCGATGAACCATGCTTGACCCGTATCGTCAATTTCATATGATTCTTCGTGGCCACTATCTATAAACCCGAATGGCAACATATCATCTTCTACTTGTTTAATTTTTTCACCATATAAATCTTTTCTAATATCTATATCCATCAATTCACCAAAATATGGTTGAGTAGTCATCCACCCAAATATTACCAAACACATCGCTAAATCGTCATTGTGGCCATCATCTGCCTCATATGAATTTCTTTTTGCCACAAAGGTAGTCAATTCGTTTATTGTGTCGATATCTTCTATTATGATTTTATCTTCTTCAATCAAACTCTTTATTGTAGCACACCCTATTCTTTTAGTAACACTTGTTGTTCTTATTCCTAATTGGCTTCCTTTACCAAAACCAGAACTCAAAACCTGTCCTTTTCTTCCTTTAACAACAGTCATTAGCATATTATCATATTCTAAATCGGCATGTAGTATATCGGCAACCTGTCCACCAATATCGTTGATTTCAACGAAAACAAAAGCATCATTATATTTTCTTGCTACAGCATTTATAACTGTTGGATATACCATAGGAGAAATTTCATTATTTCGATAAGTAGCCACTACTTTATATGGAGTTTTCGTCATATCAATAACCACAAATGCACTATAATCTTTTCCTTGCCCTCTTGCGGTGTCCACGATAACACAATAAAAACTATCCTTCTTTGGTTCTTGGTATATGCTCAATCCATCATCATTTTTTTGAAGTGGAGTTTTATATGCCAAACATTTCAATTTGTGTGTGGATATTAGTGTAGCACTTGAACCGACAAAATCACATTCAAATTCTGTCTGAAATTGGTCCTCAGAAGTGTTAGCAATTGTTTGCTTTTTCCATTCTTCGTCACGGCCGGGAACTTGACTCCAATGGACTTCAATTGGTACATATTCATTTCGTCCTTCTGTAGCATCCACCCAGAAACGATAAAACATATTCAATCCCTTTGGTGTAGAAACCATAAGAACTTTTGTAGTTTGTCCTGAAGATATTGTTGGATAAACTGAACTAAAGAATTCTTCAGCAATTCCGTGTGGCACATATGCAAATTCATCCAAGAAAATCATATTGAATGAACCACCACGAACTGCACTGGATGAAGTTGCAGATGCGAGAATTTTTGAACCATTCTCTAATTCTATAGAACCTTTGTTCCATTCCACGATGCCTTGTTGCATCCATTTTGGAAGATATTCATATGCAAGTTGTAACCTGTGCAACAATTCCCTTGCTGTTGCAAGTTTATTTGCAAGAATGGCAACATTCACATCCTGATTGAATAAAACATAATGCAACAGATAGGAAATCATTGTTGTGGATTTTCCTGTCTGTCTTGGAAGTTTAGCAATTACGAAACGATTATTGTGAACCTTTTCTATAATGTCCTCTTGAAAGTCCCACATATCAAAAGGAACAAGGCCTTCATCAAGGGAAACAATTTTGATGTATTTTTTGATAAAGTAAACAGGGTCTTTGGAACACTTTAAATATTCCTCTACTTGTTTTTTAGTAAAATCAACTTTTACACCAGCCGCCTTGAGATTTGTATTTCCGAGATAACTGCTGTTAGATTTCTTTTTGGTCATCTTCTATAATCTCAACATCTATAATGTCATTACGAATTCTCTTAGATTCACTTCTCGTTTGATTTACAAGTTCCTGTAAATCTTTTGTAGAACCCACATATAGTGAATTGTTTGTGGTGGTATAATTTGTTTCTTCTTTTTTTAGGTCTTTCATCTTTTTATGAAGTTCTAGTAAATCTTTATTGCAATCAGCCACAGTTTTTATCATCTGTGCGGCAACTTCGTATGCTCTTGGTGAATCACCTTCGTGTGCAACTTCAAGTATACCATCTATTGCTTCATTTCCTTTTGAAATGATGGAATGTAAATTACCACGAACAGACCTATAATCTTTTTCTTTATCTTCTGTTGGTTTTTCTATAGCAGTTTCTTTCAATGGTTCTATTTCACTTTTTTCTGAAATGCTGATATTCAATGCATCTGCAATTTTCTCATCTACTCTTTTCTTCATTATGATGTGGCTCCAAGATTATCCAAATTTGCACCAGAAAGTCCTGATACCCATTTGTTTGTATAAACATTATAATCTGACATGTGTGCTGTTGCTCCAGTTACTCCAACTTCTATTAGTGATAATGCACCAGTTGCTCCAGCCGATGTGGCGCCTGTTGGTCCATATGTCCAATCTTTTTCACCGAAGTTCCATAAGGTTGTTTCTGTTGTTCTGATGTGTTTAGAATCTCTAATCTTACCGTAGATATAAGTTTTTGCAGTAAATGTCAAAGTAAAAATAATTGTTCTTCGGGATTCAAAATCCCCTTCATATTCTTCTTCTAGGTTTACTTCATTTAGCATAATTGGAACATCCACTTTTTCATTGATGTCATTTATGTTTATTGTAACATTGAATTCTGGACAAAAATATGGAAGTATTTGTTCTATAATTTGTAATCCATCTTCGAAATGGCGAACAAGAATGCCGAGAGTAAAATCTATATTATATGGAACTTCATTGAAATTGTATTTTAATTGGTCAACATCACTGGCATCTCGTATAAATCGTTTTCCAACTGTGTTTCGTTTTCTTCCTGCATCATATGAAATTGAAGAAATTTCAAAAGACATCATTGGAGTTGTGTATGCGACATCTGCATCATCCAGTGAAGCATTTTCTTGAAGTCGCCTAAGAAATTTTTCTTTTGGTCCATATGTTACAGGAACACGAATTTCTTTGTCATCACCAACTCGTTCAATGTGTATATCATTGAATAACGAACCGAATGCAATTACTAAACGGCGAAGTGAAGAATGATAAAATCTATTGGCCGAACCAAACATCAACTACCTCCTGTAAAGAATGAACCACCTGAGAATGGGTCTATATCTGATAAATCAAACACATTATTCATATCTACTTCAAATTCTAAGTTTTCATTATCACCAAGTCCACCACCTGTCATTCCAGATGGAACGATTACTGTTGTAGTTGAAGTTGAACCGATAGTATATTCTGCATTAGACGATGCACCACGAACCGTATTGCTGCCAGATGTCGAGAATGTTCCAGAAATATCTGTAATTCTAATAGAACCAGTAGTTCCTGTTTGAGTCCAATCCATTACAGTAGCATAAGATGTTGCATTTGATAATGTGATTCCATCTCCAGATGCACCCAATACTTGATATACAGTTTCACCCGCAACATAATCCTCAACAGAACCCTTTATAGCAGAAAGAACCAAATCAACAGCATATGTGTTCATAGTATCTTCGACTACATCAACATCACTATATCCAGTGTCTAGTGCTTCTTGGCTGTAAGTAAAGAGTTCACATGATAGTTTATATGTGTACAAACTTCCCAACTGATAGAATGGGTTTTCGTGTTCTACAAATTTGATTTCAAATAATCCCTTTGAAAGTGGGAAATAAATCAAATCTCCTTCTCTTGGTCTTATTATATCACTTTTATATAGTAATGCTTCGTTGAATCTTTTCTTTGATACGACCAAATCAATAGAATCTCTTATCTCTAATCCAAACTTAGAAATAAAATCTCCCTCTCCTTGAAACCCATCCACATTTGAAATATACATTTCTATAACATTACCATCAGTAAATTTAGAAATGGCATCTTCACCGAAAATGGTATCTTCGCCTACTAGTGTTCTTGGAATATACACCATATCATAACCATGAATTTTGATTGATTCAATGGTTAAATCTTCTACCAAACTCTTTTCAGATTGTTGGTGATTAAAATATGGGTTTTTTGACATTCTTTATATTTTTTCCTTGACACATTTGCAATGTGCGGTTATAATCTCTGTGTTAGGGGAAATAAAATGTATTAATACATGTTATTAGCCCGTAAAGAAATCTATTGGTAATTCATAACGCAATGAAACTTCTTCTTCTATCTTTTCTATGTCTGCTATTGCTTGGTCTATGATGACTGCACCGTTGAACGAAACGCCACCTGGCAATTGAATTCCTTCGAATTTCGAAAGATTTTGTCCCCACTGCTTTTTGAATAATGCGGTAACATATCTTTTCAAAAGGATGTTATCATAAATTTCTGTGTATGTTTCTGGGTCGATTGCTGAATAACATTCAAAAAGAATATATTCACCAACTGCAAAATCTTCGCCCCAATTGGCATCGATGTATAATTTATTAGTTACTCTTGTAAACCTCATATTTTTTGTGGGGTCTAATATTTGTGAAATAAGTTCGAGATTTTGCTTTGTAATACTGTAATTGGTAATGCTGCCCATTCCTGAACGGATTCCATAAAAATCATTCAATGCCATTTGATATCGGACATCAAACATATTAGAACTTAGTGTAGAAAACTGATACAGACCAGTGATGGAAATAATGTTGGCATCAATACCATCCAATGAAATATAACCTCCATTGGGATCACCTTCTGCTCTGTCTAAATCTTCTTGTGTAACTGCATATTTATAGTATCGTCTTTCTGTTCCGTCAAAATGATACTCTGCAAAGTATTGTAATGCATCATCAATGCAATCTTCTAGTTGTGCATCATCAACATTGATTTCTGTGACAGGAGCCCCAAGTTTTCTCAATGCATAATCTTTTAGGTTTTGTCTTGTAATAGGTCGCATTAGTAGTTATTTCTCCTTACTATATGTATAATTTTCCGAAAGGATTACTTCTTATGATACCTGTTTTTTACTGCACTTCTTATATTTTCTAGTATTTCTATCTCAGAATCTTTTAGATTTCTACCTTCTACTATATGTTCCCAAAGAGCAACTACTAATTCTTCAATCTTAGGATATTCTTTTTTTCGGTTGATATCATAAGAGTGGTTGGGGTCTATTTTATTTTTATCTGTTTCTAAAATTATTTCAACTTTAGGAGTTGTTGCTTTTTTATGAGAAATATACATTTTCAAATCGTTATATCTTGAAATGTAATAATCCCCATCATCCCATATAATAGGATGATTTTTAGGAATACCATTTTCTATTCTTGTGTGTCTTTTGCTAGGAATATAATGGATGTTCGATATACTTTTTGGTGGTTTGAACTCTGGTGCTATTTTCTGAAAATCACCAATATCAAAAACTTCACCGTTTATTCGTACAGTGGATACATTATAAATAAATTCCAACTTCACAGTTTATATTACTACTTTCCTTTGCCGGGGTCGTTTGTACCTTGACTAAATGATGCAGATGATTCTAAATTTTCTTGATTAATAAGAAATTCATCAGTTATGGCGCCGATTCGGCCTTTCTTATTTACTAAATCATTGTTTGTTGATCGTCTAAATCCCATTACATCACTATACAAATCTAAAACATTTTGTTTATCGAACGAATGTAAATAATCATCTGCATCGGGAATTAACCATTCGTCCCCACCAGTATTCCCAGTTGAACCAGTTGTACCAGAATTGATAAAGTCAACATATCTTTGCAATTCTGTCAGATTATTTTCATTTGGAATAAAACTAAATCCATCACTATATCCTTGTGGTTGGCCCGCTCCACTTGCACCACCAGAACCGCCACTCACACCAAATGTAGTTCCATACCATGCGCCACCAGGCGTACCGGCAGGAGAACCTTCTGTCATTCCAAACAAATTCAGAAAATCGTTTGATGCGCCGGCCATACCTGTCGTACCCTCAAGGGTAATTCCAAGAACTGAGATGGCTGCATTATCTAAAGAAACCTTTTTGATTTCTTTTTTGTTGTCTATTGTTAGAATTGATGTATTTGAACTTATAAATCTATGTGCATCTGAATTATATCCGACCACATATCCTTGTGTGATTCCTGCTCCAAGAGTTCCACCATCTTGGTAGGCCCTGAAACCGCCTGTAGCATCACCAGATAGTCCTACTTCTCTAACAAATAAAGTTTTTGAGGCCGGTTCCCATCCAGAACATAATGCATATACATGATGTTTACTTTGCATTGAGAATGCCCGACACCCAGAAGGTCCATCCATACTCATAAATGCAACTGTATCATATGCAACAGAACCTTCACCACTTACACCTGTTAATCCCGCCGCACCTGACCACCCAGCACTTGCGCCGTCATAATAATCATATGTTGCACCAGTTACACCACCGAATACATTTGCTGATGTTGGCCCTGCAAAAATATGAAGTTCGTCCATATATCCAGAATAGGGATTGAATCCACCACTATCTCCACCTATTATAATTGGAAGATTTGGTGTCAACATAGGTCCTGTAAGACCACTTGTTATTTGATTTTTTCTCTCTCCATTCCAATATACATTACATACCGAGGCAATTCCTGCGGCATATTTATATGTAACTGTACAATTATGCCATTGGCCTAATGTAATACCATTTGCACCACCTGTTCCAGATGCAATGTTTGTAGAATGTGCAAACCCTGAACTTGTATCACTATAATCCGAAACATCAAACTTTATTGCGTTTGAAGAATTGTCATAATAAAGCATAAATGCATCATCCGAACCACCACCACCTGTTCCTGTTCTTCTTGAAATGATTGTTTCATCACCACTTGGAATGGTATCATACTTCATCCAAAATTGAATTCGTACATTTTCGTTTATTGCTTGCCCACCTGTGCCACCTGTAACAGCACCTGTAGGAATTAATAAATATGCACCTGTCCCACCCCCACCATTTCCACCAAATAATGCAGATGATGTTCCAAATATATGGGCATTTGTATGAACTACTTCAGAGGTAGCATTACTATGGTTGGTAATAAGATTTACATTTTGCTCAATGACTTCATTATACGAATAGTTCCCACAACCCAAATCTAAATCAAATGTTATACCACCAGTACCACCAGACAATCCTCTAAACGGAGTTTGACATTCTAATACAAATTCTGTACGAGGATCATAAGTTTTATCTAATACTTCTTCTACAAGTTCACCATCTCCTTCTGTCTTATAGAATTTTAATCTTTCATCTATTCCTTTTATAGAAGTTGGTATATATGCAATTTTCTTTCCAGTATTCAGAATTCTTTTTGTTTCTTCTGAATCATCGATAAATGAATGGATAGAAAACCCACTTACTGTTCCGTCTGAGTTTATTGTATATCTTTTTGTTCTTGGTTGATTGAATGCCATCTATAATATATTCCTGTTATTATTTAGAGTAATCTATCGATTATTCCTGGAACTCCTGTAACTCCATGTTCTTTTCTGTTTTCATAAAAATTATCTTTGTCATCTACCCCGTCGCCGGCAGCGTCAAATTCCTCTCTAAACTCTTGAGGATTTTGGTATGTCCCATGATAAATTGACCCCACATTCAAACTGTCATCAAGGTAGTAGCCCCTTGGTATATTATTTGCACCGGGTTCGTTTACACCACCAATATGTACAATCCGTGGATTACCATCGTTGACGCCTCTATATATTGCCGAAGTCAAGTCATCGTTTATATTATATTGGGAATTACCATCGAAATCATTATAGCAATGTCGTGCAGGGCCATTGAATCTATGATGTGCTTCAAGACTTCCATCAAATCCTTCAAACGATATTGCCTTACTTGATGACATAAATCCCGCTGCAGAATAATAATTCCATTTGGCATTATTGATAGACCAAGTATATGGACAATACATTGTTCCCACAGATGCATGATATCCAACCATACACCTCGATGCCAATGAATCGATTGCGATTACATTATCACACAACCAACCTCTAAAACCATATTCTAGACATTCGGTTGCAACCGCGCGCGGACATTCCATGTTTCCCCCTTGGGAGGCAACAAATCCCTGTGGTAAACCAGTAGCAATACAATTGGCGGCAGCGAGGTATGCATTATTTACACTAAAACCTCTACCACCCCAAGACATCGATGACGGTAATACTTCAGTACCATATATTTCATTGAAAGAACCTGTTCTGCCTTGTGCTGTTGATTGGTCAGCATCTATGAAAAAGTTAGTGTTTGCGTTGAACTCGGACACCGAGTCCTCTGGTCTGCCTGAAATACACTTGACAGATACTCTATATGTCGATTCATTTGTAGAAGTTATCCTTCCCAAAAATGGCTCATTATTTTTGCCATGGTGCTGATAAATATAATAATTTGATGGGAACGCATCGGACACAGAATCGCCTACCGAGCCGGGCGCGCCAGCACTACCAGGATCGAATCCAATCCATCCCCCCAAAGATAGTCTATCTGTTGCAACACTATAAGCACAATTCAAATATGAACCATTGGCCGTATGAAACCCAGTTTGCATCCCTGAACAAACCGATTCATAAATCCAAGCAGTAGAATTGCCCGTGCAGGATATACCATAAAATCCTTGATGATTATTTGGTGAATCGCCATCAGTGTATCTATTTGCAGTTATTGCTATATTTTTAGCATACAGTTCACTATTTGATTGCACCCTCACACCGGACCCAAATCCTAATATCCCAATATTTGACACAGGATAGTCTGGCCACGATGCCCCAGAAGCACCAAGAGTTGTATTCTGTCTTAATAACATTCCATATGCCCCGTCCGAAAGCCAATTATTATTATTATCAGCAACAAAGCAAACATTTGATATGCTTCCAAGTTTATGGCCATCTTCTAATACTAAACCACTACTAGTACAGTTGAATACTGTTCTAAGAACTCTACCTTCTACTGTGGTTGGTGTGCCCCATGCAGTAAATCCTGCGGTATGGCCTGCGTTTGTCGCACCACCAAATTCGGAAATAACCGCAATATTTTTATCCTTCGTAAATGTTCTTCCATTGGGCGCCTGACTTACAGTAGCACTAGCAGTTTCTTGCCAATCATTATAATATGCTCTTTGATTTCTATGAGGGCCTTCTCTATTGTTCCACATATCATTTACAGACCACTTTGTGCTTGCTTGATATTTCTCAATAGTGATGCCGCAGTTTGAGTCCACGCCAGCACTGGTTGCTTCTTCATCTGTTACTTGTCGTGCTTTTGCACCAGTAACACCTACAATTTTATTTACACCTACTATCTTTGCCCACTGTAGTCCATTTAGACTTGCATTGCCATTGCCCCAGTTGTATTGGCCAGTATTTGTTTGATTATCCAACAATGAACTAAAAAAGAGTTCTTTTGCAAATGGATATTGATTAGCATTGTAACCATCTTTATAAAGAGAAGTATTAAATATCAACATATATGACGAGTTCACATCACCTTCTGTGAGTCCATGTTCTGATGTCCATCCGGCGTGAGTGTCACTTATGTGATTGGCATCTGCTGTTGCAACTATAAGACCCATTTGATGAATATTTGAACCCGCAGTATTACCTTCATAATCAAAAGTTCTACAACCTTTAATTCTATACACTTCGGGTTCTTCACCTACTATAGAAATTTTCTCGCCGTTTTGGTGTTTAGGATATAGTGGAGGAAATTCATTATATTCACCTGCGGCACATTTGATTGTAACACTTCCTGACTGTCCAATAGTTTTATCATCCAGATATTCAAATGCTCTATGAGGAGTTGCATATGGATTACCGAACGAACCATCACCATTGACATCATCACCATCCGCGGCAACATAAATGGTGACATCATCGTTGATAGCGTAAAGACTACCAGCGAGTTTATTTATTCTAATTGCAGACCAAGGGTGTCCCATTTATAATATTTCCTTTGTTACTAATATGTATATCATATTTTTATAATTCCGCATCTGCTGTCCAGTAA